CACATCGACATCCCGGGCGGACAGCACGTACAGTTTGTACAGATGACCACTCCGGGGCCTGTGTATGTTGCGACCGACGCGAACGGCATACACGAATTTGTAATCAATTTTAATCTCTATTATAGGAGGTAGACACTATGGCTACACAGAGCGGAGTATATCCCTGCTACGAAAATCAGTTCAAGATTAAGCCCGGCACTGGAAGTACCGTTGCAATCGCGGACTGCGAGAGCTTTTCCGTTTCCTTCGACAACGGGATCGAAGAGTGGCATCCATTCGAGCAGGAAGGCTGGGTAAGACGCCTTCTGACTTCCAAGGGTGTCACCATTTCCGTCACCGCAAAGAGAAACGTCGGCGACGCGGGCAACGACTTTGTCGCGGGCCTTGCGTGGAAGAACGGAAGGGAAGTCGAGACCGATTTCGAGTGGAGTTTTCCGGACGGCACGAAGGTCACTTTTACGGACGCTGTCATCAACGTGACCAACATCGGCAGCGCCGATTCCACCAACGTCGCGCCCCTGGAGTTTGAGGTCCAGTCCAACGGCAAACCCACCGTCACACCGGCGGCGTGAGCGTGATCGACACACACGGACATACACAAACCAAACACAAGACCGGCCTGGCGTCAACACTGGCGTCGGCCGGCATTTTTAATAGGAGGGAAGCCACATGGCCATGATTTATGACGCTACTGCGAAACTGAAATTCAACGAAGACCCCGTTCTGAAAGTCAAAGACATCGAGCTGACCGTCCGCTCCGATGCTGACGTACTGCTGCAGCTCATGGATGTCATGCAGAACAAGAGCGAGATCGAGGGTGCGCGCGAGGCAATCACACTGCTGTTCAGTGATGATGATTACGAAAAGCTCAGGGGACTCCATCTCAAGATGGACGATTTTATCGAGATTGTCCGTGTTGCCGTTTCCCTGGCGCTGGGCGAGGACCCTGACGGAGATACGGAAAAAAACTGAGTGACCCGTACTATGACATCGATGAGGATTGGCCATTGATCGTAGCCAGTTTTCGCTCACAGTACGGTATTCGCCTTGCGACAGATTTGCCAAGTATGAAGTGGAGAGAGTTTGCCGCATACATGTCCGGCCTGGATGGTAAGACGCCACTGGGCCGTATCATCTCGATTCGGTCGGAAACAGACGGGGATGTTTTAAAGCAGTTTACCCCTGAGCAGCGAAAGATCCGTCGTGATTGGCAGCTACGCAAGGCAAAACAGATACCTAAAAAGGACATGGACGCGGTCCTTGACATGTTTAAAAATGCTTTCCTGTCTATGGCCGGAATGAACACAGACGACCAAAAGGAACAGACAGAGATTTAACGATAGAAGGGTGGTGGTTTGATATGGCTGAGAATGAAGTCGGGCGCATCTCGCTAGGCGTAGAGCTGTCTACGGACCCGTTATCCAGTCAGGCCGCGGACCTGGAACGCAAAGTAACATCAATCGCGGAAAAAGCAGGCGAGAAGGCCGGTAAGAGGTTCGCGGATGAAGCTGCGAAAGCGTTCGAACGGAACTCAGATAAGATAGGCGAGGCCGGCGAAAAAGCGGGTGAAGAGGCCGGCAAGGGCGCCGGCAAGGGCCTGAAAAGCGGTTCAAAAAAGATTGAGACGGAGACGGGCGCAGCAGGTGAAAAGGCGGGTAAGTCATTTTTCTCGCGCTTCCAGAAGAATGCGTCCGGCGCTGGTGGTGGTCTGAAAGCACTTGCAGGCAAAATCGGCAAGGCGCTGGTCGCGGCGTTCGCAGTCAAAAAGATATTTGATTTCGGAAAATTGGCCGTCAATCTGGGCAGCGATTTGAACGAGGTCCAAAACGTCGTAGACAGTACGTTTGGCCAGGGATCGGACGCACAGAAGGCCGTTGATAGCTTTTCAAAAAATGCTGCGACGCAGTTTGGCCTGTCTGAGACCATGGCAAAGCGCTATTCCGGTACGTTCGGCGCGATGGGCAAAGCGTTTGGTTTTACCAGCGACCAGGCGGCCAGTATGGGCACAACGCTTGCCGGCCTGTCCGGTGATGTGGCGTCCTTCTACAATATCACACAGGACGAAGCATATACAAAGCTCAAGAGCGTATTCACGGGCGAGACAGAGAGCTTAAAGGACCTGGGCGTCGTCATGACACAGACAGCCCTGGACCAGTACGCGCTTTCACACGGCCTGGGGACCACTACGGCTCACATGAGCGAGCAGCAGAAAGTTGCGCTCCGTTATCAGTTCGTATTGGACAAGCTTTCCACGGCATCCGGCGATTTTGCGCGAACATCCGGAAGCTGGGCAAACCAGGTGCGCCTGCTGAAATTGCAGTTCGAAAGCCTTGCGGCGACGATCGGCCAGGTATTGATTGCGGCATTGACACCGGCGATACGCGCGCTTAATGCGTTCATGGGCGTGTTGGTAAAGGCAGCGAACACGTTTAAATCTTTCGTTTTCTCGCTGTTTGGGCTTGAGGCATCGGCCATGGGCACGGGGTCCGCGGGCGCTCTACCGGAAGCCTTGGGCAATATCGGCGACGGTGCGGCGGGTGCTGCTGACGGTCTGGGCGATATGGGCGACGCTGCAAAGGGTGCCGGGAAAGATGCGTCTAAAGCTGCCAACGAGATTAAGCGCAGCCTGGCATCGTTTGACAAAATTACAAAACTCACCGACCAAAGCAGCTCCGGAGGTTCATCTGGTGGGTCCGGTGGGTCCGGAGGCTCGGGCGGTTCCGGAGGTTCAGGCGGCGGTGGCGGTGCCGGGTCCCTGGGCGATACATCCAGTGCGCTCACAAATACAGCGTGGTCTGTTGGCGAATCGGGCGGCCCCCTGGACAAGATCATCGACAAACTCAAAGCCCTTAAAGACATGTTTGTTGGTGGTTTCTGGGAGGGTCTGGGTGACCTGTCCGTTTTTGATTCGATTCAGTCGAACATCGAGAGTATCGGCCAGCACTTGAAGAACATCTTTACAGACCCCGATGTAGTGAAGGCCGCGAGCGACTGGGCGGACACCGTGGCATATAACCTGGGCCGTATGGCAGGGGCTACTGTGTCGGTCGGCGCAACGATCGTCGACAACATCACCGGCGGCATCGCCAAATATCTCGAGCAGCACGAAGACGACATAAAGCAGGCGCTGATTAGATGCTTTAATATTTCCGGCGAAATCTACCAGATTGCCGGCGACTTTTCCGTTGCATTCGCGGATGTCTTTTCGGTTTTCCGGTCAGATGATGCCAAACAGATTACGGCGGACCTGATAAATATTTTCGCGACCGGTTTTGATACGGTCGTTGAGACAACGGGTAAGGTCACTCGCGACATACTCAACAATCTCACAAAGCCGTTTGTCGAAAACAAAGATAAAATAAAGTCCACGCTGGAAGGGACGATCGGACAGATAAGCACGGTGGTTTCCGCTGTGTCCGATACGGTCGAGGCTGCGTCAAGAGTCATCGGAAAATACTACGATGACCATGTCAAGCCGCTGCTGGACAGCCTGGGCAATGGTATATCACAGTTTCTCGGGACTTTCCTGGACGGCTGGAACAAACACATAAAGCCGGTTCTGGATGAGCTTGCAAGTAAGTTCGCGGACGTTTGCGAGGCCCATATCATCCCGATGATGGAGTCCCTTGGCGAGTCCCTTGGCAGTGTGGTTGACCTGCTCAGAGCCCTCTGGGAGAACATCCTGCAGCCGCTCATTAACTGGGCGATCAAAAATATCATGCCGGTCCTGGGCGACATGGCAGAGGCCCTGGGCGGTGCGCTGCTTACGGCTATTACGGTTGCTGCGGATGGTATCAAGTCCTTCTCTGATGCCATAAAGCCTGTGATTGATTTTATCACTGGGCTGATAGATGCAATCGGAAAGATTCCGAAAGACCCGAAAACTGTAACGATTACGGGCAAAAAAGACGCACAATTCGATATTGTGAAAGCCGCATGGGAGTCCATCAAAGACAAGACCGCGGAAATTAAAGCGAAAGTAAACGAATTTACAGACAACTTAAAAGCAAAAGTCATTGATTTCAAGGCTAACATGACGACATGGGGCCAGGAACTCAAGGACAAGGTGATAAATTTTAAGGCCAACATGACGACATGGGGCCAAGAATTAAAAGACAGAGTCATCAACTTTAAGGCCAACATGACCTCATGGGGACAGGACCTCAAAGATAAGGTCATTAACTTTAAAGCAAAAATGACCTCGTGGTCACAAGACCTCCATGACAAGGTCATTAATTTTAAGGCAAAGATGAATTCCTGGAGTGACAGCCTCGGGAATAAAGTCATTAGCTTTAAAGCAAAAATGACCTCGTGGAGCGACCACCTGAGCAACAAGGTTTCAAGTTTTAAGGCAAAGTTCAC